CATCCCAATGTTCATTAACGTTTTCATTCCAGTTAGCTTCACGCAGAACATTATCACCTCGTAGTGCAATAAACTCTTGCTCTGCTTCTGTTCCTTCTCTGTAAGATTTTGTTCTCTGCATAAGAATACTCCGATTCTGTTTAGGTTTCTAGTGATTTCTTTATCTTGTCAATAAGAATGTCATTAGTAACATTCAAGCTGGCAAGCTGATACTTCAGTTGTGTAACTAGTTTATTACAGTAGGATAACTCACCAAGGAATTTGTTTTGTTCCTCAGTAAAGTTATCTGTATCGTATTCTGTTTCACCTATGGTGACGGTAGCCATGTTTATATCTCCTTATACTAAGTCTACTACTTCACATACGTCACCAGAGCAAGCCATAGTTTGCATTGCAACAGTGTTATCGTCTTTCTCGTACTCAGACAGCCCAGCCCAATCAATTCGATCAGGCATAACTGACAATAACATATTGTAATCATGTTTGCCAACCTCTTGATAGGGTGCTTGCTGATATGTATGATCTGAGTGTGGCAAAAATGACACACCTGACATCTCATCAAAGTGTTCATATACAAATGCACCTACTGACATCCACTCATCATCTCGTACAGTGCAGGTTATGCTTGGCTTGTGTTCACACCATGATCGTTGATACACTAGCCATGTCTCAAGCTGTTCAATAGCTGACAGATCGTTGCGTGTCACTGACTTGTGTGGTGACTTAACAGGGAAGCTGAACACTGTAGTAGCATCAGGCTTCATTACATCAGGCTCATTAGGTACGCCTTGATCTGCCATGAACTTAGTCAAGGGGTCTTTGTTGTCACCTCTGACGGTTCTAATATAGTAGTCTGAATGTCTAGCATGGATTCCAGAGGCTGAATCAACAAGTTGGGAGACTGTTCCAGATGGTTTAACACAGGTGATGGCTGTCGAGGCTGGAATACCCAAACGAACAGCCCAAGTATTATTAGTAGCAACAGCATGTTCACGTAATGTTTCAAGTGTTTTCTCCAGTTTTGTGTTAGCCGTGGTCATTAGTGGATTATCCATTATCCCTGTGAGAGACACACCGAGCAATCGTTCTTCTTCTGTATTTCGCTGCCACACCTTTCGCAAGTATGGGAACTTTGTAAATGCGCTTTGGATTGTCCCAAGTATTGTGGCACATCTGACCTTTCGCTCCAAGTCTTCAAGCGTGTCAGTGGCTCGTACCACAACCTCTGTAAGATTGCAGAACTGATACGGCCTAAGTATGATTTCGCTGCATGGATTAGTTCCGAACTCGTGGTTAGGATCACGCCTACCATACTTAGCAGCTTGGTTCTGACTAGCTTTCCTATTGAATACACCTCGTTCTCCTGACTTGCTTTCTACTAATGCCAGCCACTCACGCATAAATGTTTCTGAATCTGGCTTTTCTGTATAACAAACACTATTGTTTGCCAACGCTCTATGTGATGCATTATCCCACCACTGTCCTGACTTAGCATGACGCATACGATCATCAGATAAGTTAGACAAGCTAATCATAGCTGACCTACGTACACCACCCACTACAACTACCTCACCAATTTTACACATAAGATCGTGACACTCAATACTATTTAGCTTACGTCCTTGTGCATTCTTGAAGGTAGTAATAGCAAAGTTAAACAGATCGACTAAAGGTGCAGGGCCACTGGCTCTACCACCAAAGGTCTTTAGTCTTGCGCCTGCAGGACGTATGCGAGATACATCCCACTGAGGTATCTCTCCAGCCCATAAGAGAGCAAGCACTTGTCTGAACCCTTTAGCCCAACCCTCTTTACTATCCTTAACAACGACAGTAGTATCACTGTAGAACAACTCAGGAACTTCAGGGAGCTTGGTAATAAACTGCCTCTCAACACTGAACCCAACACCAGTACCACACAACAGGATGAACATAGCCTCATCGAAGGACTTAGGGTCATCTACGGCTAGGTAGCTGCAGTTGTAACCAGAAGTGTTGTCACGCTCTAAGGCAGGGCCAGCGGTCATCATGGCTCTCATACTAGGCATGACCTCTAGGTTAAGTATAGCATCTTGTATTTCATCTCCTATGTTAGGGTTGTTTGAATCAAGAGTTGGTGCAACTACATTTTCCATGTATCGGTCTACTGTTTCTGACCATGACTCTCTACGTTTCTCTGTGTCTAACCACCTAGCATAACGTGACTTGTGTATAAATCCTTGGTAGTCTGTTGGTATATAATTATCCATATGCTTACTCCGATATTGTTTTAATTGATTTAATGTCTATACCATCTATGTCATAGAGGTATTCATGTAACGATTGTTCTATCTCACTTCCGATTTGCCCATCAGCAGGTGTGGGGTACTCGTCTTCATCCACCTCAAGGGTTATGTAAAGTCTAACCTGCATCTTCTTCTTCAATCAATTGGTTGAGATACCACTGAGCTTTCTGTAAATCCTCAATGCCATTCTTGTAACGATACCGCCACAGGTATTTCATAATGTTACCTTGTAGGTAGTATGCAAATCCATCTTGTCCTGTTGCTGCACGTATAGCGTCAATGCATTCTATGCCAGCAAAGTTGTAGTGATCAGGAGAGTTTACATTGTCAGACTGTGTAGTATCTCCAATAGTAATTGACTCTCCATTTAATGTTAATGTACTGTCCATCATGTGTTCTCCTTACTTAAAGTTTACATTTATTACGTTACCATCAATGCTCTCAAGTCTACGCTTGGGAGCTTCTTCTTTATCTTCTAACACACCTTTGGCATGTTTGTAAAGAGTCTCTCTAACACTATCGTCTTGTTCCATAGCAGGTATAGCAGCTAGTAACATGTGTGTTAGTTGCATAAGATTAACATAGTCTCCATCACTTAGTGTGTTCTCATCTGTAGTACAACTACCTACTTGTAGTTCTCCTGTCCAAGCACCGTCCTTGTCTACAAAAGGACTTATACGTATTATGTAATCATTAGGGCTAAAGTCTAAAAATATTTTATCATCTGACATACTACTTCCTCTTCACTTTTTTTAAGGGGAACGGCACTAAATCAGGGTGCATGTCCTTACCTTTCTCATACAACCAATCTTCAGGTATGATCCTGTCATGGTACATAAACTTGTTTCTATCACACCACTGACCATAAGATGTCTTAGCACCCTTACTCAGCTTACGCCTACTACTTTCAAACACAAACCTAATGTCTAGCTTTGGATGCTGTAGTTTTATAAAAGCATGTTTACGTCTGTCATCTGCTGTAAACCTGCCCTTAGTCTCAACTATGATACCATTAGGTAGTACAAAGTCAGGGGTATAGATGCGGTACATGAGGTCTTCCCATTCTATCTTGAGTTCCTCGTACTTAACCTTGATACCTTTCTCAATCAAGAAGTCTTTGTTCTTTATCTCAAGACCACTTCTATACCCATGCCTCAATGCATTAGCAAATTGCCTACCATACACTAGAACTTCCATTCCCAATTTAGTGGCATGTGAGGTATGTTAAGACCAGAACACCCTAAAGCCTTTAGCTCTAGTTTGATGGCTTCTTCTGCCTCTTTCTTAGCTTGCATAGCACTGTGCAGTCCTTGATACTTAGCCTTATGCAACTGCTTCTTACGCTCTGACAATTCTTTTTCCATAGCCTGTATCTGCTCATGCATTTCTTTTATTTCATCATCACCTAACATATAGTTCTCCTTTCTTATATAACATACTGAACAATAGGTTTGTTCCTAGCTTGTGATACCTTAGACGGTAGCTCTTCTAGTGTAGGAAAGCACTCGTGTCGATAGTCACAGAACTTACAGTTACTATTTAATATTGTATTTCCAGTAGCTTTACCCCTAAACGTTTCGGGTACAGGGTTAAAGCATCTTTCAAACACATTATCGTTTACGGTAGCAACCGTATCATTTAACTTAGTAACTTCTGAATCAATGTCAAGACCATTAGCAGCAACATATTTAATGTTACCGTTAGCTTTATTGACTACCCACCATCCACCAGCTTTCTTACCTGATGCTTTAGCGTAGCCAGCAAGCTGACCCACATAACCAAATGGATCACTGGCATTTAACGTTTCGTAGGACTCGAACTTATTCCTATATGACCAATCACTAGCAGACTTAACGTCATCTACTGCGTCATTGATTACAAGATCATATGATCCTTTGATAGTTGTATCTTCTAACTCTAGTTCAACGTAGTTATCTTTGTCTTCATACTTAACACCTGCCTCTTTGAGTATACCTTTGAATGCAGCTTCAACTATATCTCCTAGCAACATGTTCATTACAAAGGTTGTTGGTTTGGGCAACGCTTTCTCTGGCATATTCTTTTGAAACCAAAGCTGACAAGTAGGCTTACCTATGTTAGACATACGTAAACGAAACTCGTCACGCTTGTTGCCCCCACCAAACTGACGTTTAACTGCATCCATTACATCTGCACCAATCTGTTTGATTGTTTCATCTGACATAGTTGACTTGCCAGATGTAGCATTCTCTAGATACTGATTAATCGCCAGTTCAGCAGGATGGTTCATTAGACAAAATCCTCTGCAGATATATCCACAAACTCTTCCACCGTATTCATGTCTACCTCTTCATTCTTGTGCATGTTTTCATCCCATGCATTAAGAATGTAGGTATTGTAGTTCTCAATCCACGCTATGAAGTTAGCAAAGTTTTCCTGTGCATCATTGTCCATGTCTAATGTATTGTTAAGATCAAGACTAGCAGTAGGAATGTAGAAGCTGCTACCATTAGGTAGTGGTACTTCTTTGGACTCAAGCTCAATGAAGTGCTGCGGCGGTAGTCTACGCATCTTGTTGTACTTGGAGAACATGTCACCCATGATTTTGAATGCATCACGATTGTCAATCTCCCATATAAATGCGGTAGTGTCCACGTCCACAGGACTACCACCTTCATCTGTAGGATTGACCATCTCTACAGTACCAAACAAGGCACGTACTCGTTTGATAGATTTGATTAGGTCTTTCATTGAGTCAGGCAATGCAGCCCAATCTTTGATGTACCCTGCAGGTTTACCACAGTTGAACCCACCGTTGTTGTCTTTCATGTCACTGTTAAGATCATTAGCCATGACAGTTTTGACAAACCTGTTAGGTGTATTGTCGTTACCCTTGATGAACTTCTTGTACATGAACCGTTGCAAGAATGGACGTACCGATACCTTATCTGCATAGTAGGTAGGGCCATCAGGTATCTCTAGCTTGTAGCTACCACCAGCCACAACCTCTACGTTCTTCATCTTACCAGCAATCTCTTGCTGACCCATCAGTGGGGTATGTTGGATACGCAGTCGTGCTAGTGTACTAGCCTTGCTGCTTTCTTTGGGTTGGTCTGCACCCATACCCATTGCTACAGCCATAGTTGCGAAGTTGTTAGTGTCGATTGTTGTTACGTTACTCATTGGTAAGTCTCCTTTTTCATTTAAACAGACGGTAGTTATATCATGCTACGTCTTTTGTGTCAAGCCAATTCGGGCCTATCTTTGCTTCTAATAACAGTGGAATATTGAAGTCAATACCCCACCGTTTATTGATGATCTCAATCAGCTTACAGTTAGCTGCTGAGATTACTTGTAATACTTTGTCCTTCTCTTGTGGATGCACGTCTATTACAATTGAATCATGCACCGTGTTGACTACGCAACTGCGTAGCTTGTTTGCTGTTAGTAACTTGTCTATGTATATCAGAGATATAGGTACTATGTCAGCAGTTGCAAACGATTGTACAGGATAATTTTTTATCTGTGTGAAAAATGTCACACCTCCATACCTACGCCTAGTAACATCTGGGAATGAGAACTCACGTCCAGATGGTGTTGTGATCTTGCTAGTGTTGAGTGCCTCTTTAGCTAAGGACTCGTGCCACTTGGCAATACCATGATACTTCTTGGTGAACTGTTGGTAGTATGCAGCTTCTGCTTTTGACCTACCAAAGCCACTGGCTCCATACAAGGGAGCAAATGTGTGTGCCTTAGCGTCCTGTCTGGATATAGGTTGACCTGCATCAGAGATAACCTTGGCAGTGTAACTGTGTACGTCAAAGCCTGTAGTTACTTCGTCAATAGCAGTCGTGTCTTGTGACAAGTATGCTGCAACTCTGAACTCAAGCTGGGCAAAGTCAGCTTCCATAACTGATCCACCTTCCCATCGTGAGATGAATACTTTCTTGACAGGGAATGTACCACCACGAGGCATGTTCTGCATGTTAGGGTCAGCACCTGACAACCTGCCTGTACCAGTGCGGTGTTGCAGTAACCTAACGTGTAGCTTACCGTCACCCTTAACATGCGTTGCTATGCCCTCTACGAAGCTGCTGAGGTATGTCTCTACTGCTGATAGCCTACGCACCTTTTGTAGGAAGGACTCAGCCTCACTCATACCTTTGGATCGTGCTATGCCCTCAAGGAATGTTAGGTTCTCTTTGCCAGTACCAAAGCCATTGGCACTAACCCACTTAGCTGTAGGTGGGAAGAACTTGAGGCCAGCAACCTGCTGTTTGTTCTCATACAAGAAGCCATGTGCAGCACATGTAGTACACTTGCTAGGTCTAGCAAAAGGTGTACCATCTTTCTTGGTACGGTACACTTTGCCAGCACCATTACAGTCATGGCATTGATATGCTTTCTGCTTGTACAACTTAGTACTGTATAGATTGACAGTACCTCTGTAATCGTTGTCAGACATACGATCATCAAACAGGTCAGCCCATACCTTCTTGTCATCAGGCTTACGGCTATAGATAACCCAAGACAATTGCTCTGGGCTGTTGAGGTTGATAGGTCTGTCACCCATGAGATCAGCTACCTGTTCCTCAAGGGCAATGGTGAGTGTCCTACGCTCTGACTCAAACTCGTCACGCACTTGCATTAATGCGTTCATGTCTACCTGAAAGCCACGCTGATAGATACGTGCCAAGTGTATAGCCAGTTGGTTAGTCAGCTTGAGCGTTCCTTCCAGTGAACTGCATTCCTCGTATGATGTCATCAAAACATTGTACAGTTGTTGGGTAGCATGTAAGTCATGCGACAGATACTCTGATAGTTCTGCATGAGGTATGTCTCTGGTAGATATACCCTTGCTGAAGTATTCTTTCAGTGTGTCTTGCTTCTTAGTGTCAAGCTCGTAGCGTTCTGCACATGCCTCAAGGGATAGTGGTTGCTTCTGTCCACGTTGCAATACATACTCGCCTAGCATGGTGTCGAATATTTCACCAGCATAGGTGAAGCCTGACTCCCATAGCCATAGCAAGTCATGCGGTGCATTGTGTGCAACAAGAAGATGGGCAGCGTCTAATGCGTCTTGTACTATACGCCGCCCATCTGTGGTGGGTTGTTGCTCTGAATGATCGAATGTTACAATGTCTTCATGTCCATGATCATCTAGCATACCCACCATAACTAATGTATTGGTTGGTTCAAACGGATCAAGATGCATCTTGCCGTTGCGTTTGGTTACTGTGTTTTCTACGTCAAGGGTCAGTATCATGTAGTCTCCTATTCTTTGTTGCCAAGGTAGGTATTATATAGGTCTGCCTCGAACTGTTTGTTGTTAGTGTACGCATCTATTGCCTCAAGTACTTCATCTACTGTGAGATTATTCTTCTGCATAGCCTTAGTAATCTTTGCTTGTATTGTAAAGTCTTTATTATCAGGTACTATCCATTTAGCCATTGTCATCTCCTTCCATCAGTGCTTGCCATGACACAGGGTATATGTCTTCAAGGTACTCTGCTATCCTAGCTGCAACTACTTGTGTTTCATATTGTGTATCAGCCTTCAGCCTAAGATGACACATATCAGTAAATGCGTCAAGACTACCTGACCAATACCATTCTGTCATGGTGCTTTGTGGCAACACCATACGTGCTTGCTCTGGGCATACACCTTGTCTTAACAATTCTCTGTAACATTCTAAGGCACTCCACTCTGCCCTACCTACAGGTACACTACCACCTACATTAACTACACCAGTACTACCCTGCTTGGCAGACACACTGCGTCCTCTCCACTCGTCAGGGCAAAAGAACTCAGGTGGGTTATCAACATACCTACGACTGATCTCATTCCAACGTAGGAACTTATGCTTCACTAGCTGCCTAGCTACAAAGATAGGAGCCTTGACATGGAACGACACAAAGCAATGACCAAAAGGTGACATATGCCTGTGCTTGGCTAGGTAATTAATTAACCTTACATCACCATCAGCTAATATAGGACGCATGACTCCACCTTCTGCACCAGTGTAGCCAAGGGCTTCCTTCTGTTTACCAAAGGATACCCTAGCTGCATTGACTACAGTTAGGTCACTACCCATGTGATCTATACAAGTAACTTCAATCATTTCATCTCTCCAAATAGTAATCTTTCTAGTAGTGCTAATCTTTTTTCAAGACTCTCTACTCTCTTGGACAGTTCCTCTATATGATAATTGTTATTCATTGTGCAATCTCCATCTCTTCTGACACTGCTTGTTCTATAACTACTACAGCATCTTCATTACTTATCTTGAACCACTCGTTACGTTTATCCCCCAGCTTACCTGCCAGTACATGTGCTTGTCTCTCAGCTACATTACGATCATCTGAGTAGGCATAGTGTATCAAAGTGTAGTCACGTAGTGGTGAGCTAGTCTGGTACGAACTTAACCTGTCCTCTGCATCAACTGCCTTACCTATCTTGATCCACTCAGGCCACGCCGCATTACCCATAGCATAGACATGACCAGAGGTAGTGGTATTGTAGTTAGTTAAAGAACTAAAGGCAGCGTCATCAAATGTTTTGTACACACCTGCCTTGTACAGTGGGTGTGACGTTGGTACGTATTTACCATTTACATACATACGTTTTGAATTTTGTATACGTTTCACATCACCTTTCGGGGAATAGTATCTACTTTTAATTATACGGCAGTCTTCACATAGATAATGTCTTTGTGCCGCACAATACTCCTTCCAATTTTCACCTAAAGTTAAGAGGACTCCACACTTTATACAGGTACGAGTCATGCTACGTACCTTGCTATTTTGTACTCAAGATCAGTGTGAACAATACCATGCCACCCTGACAGTTTATTCTTAACGACATTGATATGTCGCTGGTTGTCTTCTTCCTCTTGACCCTCAACAGTAGGGTTCTTAGAGATCATCAGCATGAGGTCAGCTTCTGCTGCCTTACCAGTACGGCTACCTTCCATCATAGCTTGGTTGAGTACCACCTTACCTTCTGCCTCTGCTGATAGTTGAGACATGTAGAACATGGCACACTCTTGCTGCTTGGCTATCTGTCTAGCCTGTATTGCGTTAGCCTTGAGTGCTTCATCAGGTCTAGCAAAGCCAGCAGTACGTGCAAACTTGTCACCCATGTCTAGTATAACTACGTCAGGCTTGTATGATTTACATACAGACTCAACCCAATTCATGTCACGTCCTGTTGCATCTTTGAACATGATCTTATCACGTATCTTATTGAAGATACTCATAGCCTCTGACTTACGCTTGACTATCTCGTGCTTGTCCATGCCAGTAGCTGCCGTAATGTAACGATGGGCAACACGATGGTAGCCTTCCTCATTACATAGAACAATTACTCTAGCACCCTGCCATGCAAAACCATTAGGCCCAGCCACAAGTGAGGCATGAAAGGAAGTCTTACCTGTGTTAGGTCTAGCACCTACCTCAATCAAGTGACCAGCATTGATGCCCTCAACCTTACGTGTCAACGTAGGTATGTTGAATGTCCACTGTGACTCAAGGTCAGTCATGGCAAGGATAGTATCAATGTCTATGTCTTCCCAATCAATGCGAAGGTTAGGGGTGAAGTCATCACCGTATAGCTCAAGCATATTACGTAGTGGCTCAAGGCTAGTCTTGTCACCGTTTACGTAGTCAAAGCCAAGGTTGGCTATGTCTTCACCTACTACCTGTTGGAACAGTTTGGATAGCACCTCTTGTGCTACGTCACTGCCCATAGGTACTTGCTTAGTTACTTGTACAAACAGGTGACTGTATGCTTGCTTCTGTGCAGTAGTAAGAGTAGGGTTGTTCGCAATGAACAGTGCCTCTATCTCTGCTGGTGTAACAGTACGCTCGTAACGATCCATAGCTGTATCAATAGCTTTCTTGATCTTACGAACATCCTTGCTGAATAGTCTGTCAGGACAACGTGCGCCACGATGTTCATCGTAGAAGTCTTTGTCCATAAGGCTACGTATCAATGATAGTTCCATATGTTATTCTCCTAGTGTTGTTAAGTTGTGTAAGTCGGTAGGGTTTCTGTATTTTAAATCGTCACGCAGATACATAACCTTAACTGTGTCCACGTATGTTCTCATCTCTCTTGCGAATAGCAGTGTCTTCTGTAGGGCATCGGGGTCTAACGCAATTATAACTGTTGAGAACTGCGATAAGTACCTCTTATGTCCATCGGACAATGATGTACCCAACACTGCGACCCCGACATATACACCACCGTCACCTATAACAGCAGCACTTATGCAGTCCTCAACAACTACAGCAGTTTTACCATGTCCATAAGTGTATGGCAAGCACGAATTTCCATACCTCTTCCATTTAGGTAGTCGCTTTCCCAAAGCCCTACCTGTGGCATCTACTGTAGTACCGCCATGTATAACAGGGAAGACCACACGATCTTCTTTCACGTCATACAATAGCCCTAAGTCTTGTGGGTCTAACTCCCACTCATTACAGAAACCTGTGAGCTTCTTGTAGTCACGCACCAACCACTCTGGTTTAGAGAAAGTTGATACGTGTGTCTCTTCTGCAACACTACCCAATGACTTGCGTATGTCAGCAGCAGTCAATGTTGTACGTGTGCCACCTGACACAGGACAACTGGCTTTGTAACAATTCCATACGATACTACCCATGTTGTTAGTGATAGTAAATGTGTTCTTAGTCTTACAACTAGGACATGTCATACGTTTACTCTCACCATTAGCTAGTGATAGATCACTTATAATATCTTGTATGTTCATACTACTAACCTTTCATATTATTCGTTAGCACTCAAGGATACACTTACATCTCTCTGTGTCAAGGCATTATTTGCACTAGTGTAAGTATGTTTCATATATGGTTTCACAGAAGCCACATGATTGTGTCCTGTCACTGACATAACTTGTGGCAAAGGTACACCCTTGTCTATCATTTGGGTTACACCAGTTCTACGTAAGTCCATAAGCCGTAGTTCTTCTGGTAGTTTAGCTAGTCGCATGACACGTCTACCTACTTTAGACAGACGTTCCATAGTGTACGGCATAAACATACCTTGCACTGGTCTTGTCGGATGAGGTGCAACAAATAGCTGAAAGCCAAAGTCATTCTTCTGTTCCTTTAACATGTGCAACAGGCTATCAGAGATAGGTAGACTGACCTCTGCCCTACGCTTGCTCTGTTCTAACTCTAGTTTACCATAGGTAAAGTCTATGTTATCCCATGTGAGCATACGCATGTCACCTAATCGCTGACACCACTCGTATGCCATGTGTACGATCAAGCCAAGGCTTCTGTACTCAAAGTCAGTGTACGCAGTGTCAAGGAACTTGATCACCTCACCATGTGACCACACCATCTTACGTTGAGGCGCAGCCTTACGCTTGATGTTAGCCCAAGGATTTTGTGTGGCGTACTCCATTTGAATAGCGTAGTTGTATATCCTACTGGCACAAGTAGCAGCATGATTGGCAAAAGGTATACCTCGCTTGACCCATTCTTCATAGGCTTGCTTTGCAACCTTAGAGGTAACGTTGAGGTACTTACGTGTACCCATAGACTGATGTAGTACTGTAAGAAAGTACCTATAGTCTACCTTAGTTGTATCACGTAACATATTGAAATCATTAGATTGATAGTAATAGTTGATCAAGTCTGTGACCTTGCTGCCTTTGTACAGCTTTGCAATCTGTAGTTGTTCCTCACGCCAAAGGTCAATGGTATCATTGTGTTGTTTAACTAACTTACGAACTTGCTTTAAGTCTGTGCCGTAAGTCTCTCGTTTTACTACACCTTCATCGACCAGTATCTGTGGTGGATTAAAGCGGTACGAGATGTCACCAGAAGATGACACTCGTTCCTGTACATACCGTGGTAGCCTAGCCATTAAGCAGCAGCCAGTTCAATGAACTTCTTATCACTGACCCACTTAGTTACCTCTTGCTCACGTGACCACATGCTAATAGCCTGTGTGTCGTTGCCTGTGTTCTTGAGGTTGAACCCATTACGTTCATCAGCATAGCTGGCATAGTTGGTAAAGGCAGAGTACAATGCCCACTTGTTATGTCCACGGTTAGCAGCCTCATGCATGTACAAGCCATACATTTTCTCTGCCTTACGCTTAGATGTAATCAGTTCTTCTAGCAAGCTAGACACATCGACATACTTGAGGTCTGTCTCTGCCCACACTTGCATCTTTGCTGCCCTTTCATAGAAGCTATCTCGTGCCTTGTTCAGTTCGTAGATGAAACTTTCCAAGGTAAAGTTAGATGTATTCTTACGGCGTATCTTGTCGTAAGACCCCACTATAGAGCCATTGGTACAGAAGAAGTCTATCTCTCCAAAGAATGCCTGATTGCTACATGAACCATCTACACCATGCAAAGATATGATACGGTTTGCAAGCTCTGTCTCATGCTTGTCGGTATGCACCTTGGCTTTCATGTTAGGCAAAGTAATGTCGAGCATAGTCCATGCACCATTACGTGCAGTACTGAACTTGTAGTCAGCGTCAGCTATCTCATACGTAGCTAGTTCTTCTGTAACTGTATCAACTACGTTGGTATAGAAGTCCTTGTGTGATACACAGGTAAACCCATTACCTACAATACCAAGGTACTCACCTGTCTTGGCATTGAGTACATACTTTTTGTCACGCATCTTTGTTGGTTCAAAGTCTACGTCAAAGTCGATGTGTTGTGGAAAATCAAATGGCATATTATTTTTCTCCTTCTATTATTCTGATTAGTCTTGCAATATCTAAGGCTGTTTCTGTCCACTCAGCCACGTTCAAGTCTGGTATAAGTGTTGTCTTAACCCAGCTTATAAACTCTTTATCACTATCAGTCATACTATTTCTCCTTGTGTTAAGTATGAGGCAACTCTGCCCTAGTTATATAGTCTTGTCTACCTATTATAGTAACGGTAAACTACTTGTAGAATATGTGTGACCCATAAGACACAGTTCGTGTCAGCTTCTTAGCCCATATAGGTTTCACGTAGTTGGCATGGTAGTGTGTAGCTCCATGAGATACATCATCAACTGTGCCTCTTAGTATATCATCAGCTACCAGTACAGCCATAGCCCATGATCTGTCCTCTTGTGGTCTGTCACTCTTACCATCGCAGTACCAACTGAACTGGCACTTATAACTGTCCTTACGGTAGCCATCTTTGACTACGGCACATACATTGTTAGGCCACCTGTCATCTTGAACTCTGTTGATGACCACACTGGCTACGGCATACATACCATTCATAGTCTCATTACGTGCCTCGTGATACACATTGAGTGCCAAGCATGTTATTGCTGCTGTCATTATCATTAAGCTGCTTCCTCCTCTTCTTCATCTATTTTAAATGTTACACAAATATAACCAAACTCATCTGTAGCTTCGTACTTATGGGTCGGGCAAGTGGCAAGCCACTCCCAAAACTCTTCACGGCTCATTACGCTGCATCCTCTTCTACTGGTCTGTATACTTGTATAAAGATACGTGTACCATCACCGTCACTTTCACTATCAGAGTACAGTGACACAATATCACCTGCATCTGCATACTTCTTTAGCTTCTGTATACTAATACGTTTGTCTCCACGTTTACTACGGTAAAAGTTTATGTTGACTTCTTCACCATCAATGTACTCGCCATAAACAGTGAGCTTACACCCAATATCAAAGAAATGATCGGTGTATTCCATACCAAAGTCTTCAAGTAGAAACTTTTGCACAGTTTTGTTGGCATCTATAATGCTTTTATCAAGCATAGTTTTAGTCAGTTTGATCTTGGCTCTCATGGTAATCTCTCCTAATCCGTTTGATCACAAGCTAGTATCTCATATTCACAAAACATTTCTAATATTTGTTCATAAGATTTAGCGTATACATACAAATATCTTTGTGCATTATCTATGTATTGCTCTTTGTATTCTACATAATATCTATACATGTTTTCTCCTTACTGCACCGCCATTGGTGCTTCATATATGTAATCGTATTGGTCATACTCTTCTGCAGGGTATTCCTCGCAAGAGATAAACTCTACTTCACTGGCAGGATGCATGTGCTTTGCCATAAGCACCGCCATGCTACTTGCCTTTGCCCATGTATCAATGGCAGGAAAGGTATCATCTAATGTGATACAACTCTCCTGACCATCAACAGATACAAGTATCTCGTACCTATTAATCATCACAGATACACTTTGGTACACACAACTCAGGGAATGCTTGCCGCATCTTCCACTCAGCTTTACTGATAGCCCTGCAATCTTCTATTGTTATGTCAAACATTTCCTGCATACTGAACTCAGTGCTTTGTATGGTATTCCATGCAAGTTCTATTGCCTTGCGCTGCTGTTCAGACAATGCCTTAGCATTCTCATTCTTTACACGGTCAGCTTCGTCACGTTCTTTCTGCCAATCTTCTGCTGTATTACTCATGTGTATATGCTCCTATTTTTGGTTTCACATTTGGTTCTTTCCATAGTACAGCTAGATCACTAGCATGTATTGGTTCATCAGTCAATGCCTCTACAAAGGTAGAGTATTTATATGGATTGTATGTAACTCTTTTGCCTTTGTCATGGTAAGGTAGCCAAGCCATAGTCACACCTAGCCACTCGCCTCTTACAAAGGCATGAACATTCTTCTTGCCTTCACGTAGTACCTTGGCTCTACCAGCAGGACGTACTACGTACTCTGCATCTTTGATAACAGCCATCTTTGTATGTTGTATTACTCTGCCCTTGTGACGGACAGAGAATACATTTTTGTGAAGGTTGTAATACACTTCAACTCGCATTGTGTTAGCTCCTTATGCTGCTAGGTTATCTAGCTCTGCGTTGACATCTTTCAACTGTGCTTCAAGCATACGCTTGGTTTTTAACAGTTGCATTTTGCCAGTGTTACGCTTGGCTTTGATCAAGCCGAGTGCTTGCAACACTTGAACACGATAGGTGATACGGTGCTTGTACTCATTCATAGCTTGAGCTATCTCATTGACAGTCATATCGGCATAGTTCTCCAACAGTACCGTATCAATTACCACATAATTGTAGGTATAGTTCACGGCTTTCTGCATGTGATACGTGTGATTGGCATACAACTCAGGGTGAAGTGTCTGTACAGTTGTGATTGTTGAATTTGTCATAGTGTTAGCTCCTTCGCTAGTTGGGGTTTGTGTAGATGTAGTTGTGTTGGTTTGAGTAGACATGCTATGCTACCTTTCTTGCTTGTAGTTTCTGTTTACGTGCTAACTTACGTTCACGTTTCCAATCATCATTATGTTTTTTATTAGCCCCAACGTTGGGGTTAGTTTTCTTGGTGAACTTAACGTAGTTCTGCATCTCGTAGCGCATCTCTGAACTCCTTCTTACGGTTACGTTTGGCTTTGTTGCCCTTCTTTGGAAGGACAACCTGTGGTGATTTACGTTCCTGTAGCATTGCCTTTGCTACAGGGTTAACAATTCCTATTGTCGATTTAATTTTCATTTAACTATTCCTTTTGACTAGTCAATCACAAATCCACTTGTATCTTTCTTGGCACGTCCTTTGGCATACAAGCTGACCACTACGTTAGTAGGATCAAGGAACCTAAGATCGTCTGCATCACCAGATATAACTGGACGGTCAAGAAAGGTATCTGGGATACACTCAATGTTACGCCATACAACTGCCATGTTCATACCTTTTGCTAAAGCAATGTCAACTTGTGGCTTGTAGCGTACATCAGCTTCGCTGTAGCTGAAGGTTAGATAATAATTATCAATATGTTCAACCTTACGGTTGGCAATCTTGGTGTAGTCGTAGAACTGAATATCAGGATAAGCTGCGAATATATTCTCATATGTTACGTCATCCTTGACCACTGGTATACGTTCCCAACGTATGTCACTAGTGCCATTCAATCGTATGACAGGCTTGACAGATTGCTTTGCACAATACTTGGCAAACTTGCCACAGTCTACAACCATTGCCGCCATGAAGCCAACACGATCTGTTGCAAACCATTCGGTTTTCCTAGCACGTGATTGCTGTACTGTGTTCATTGCACCACGTCCAGCGGTGAATAGGCAACCGTCAATGCAACCTGCTATCTCAGCATTGGCACAAACATTTATACCAGATGATTTCCAAGGCATCATATACATGATTGCAGTTTCATACTTGTCACCATTGCCCTTGATTGTTTTGGCATCAGCACCACTAGCGATTAATTTACCACGATAAGCCATTGTATGTTTCTTTCTGTTAGCCCCAACGTTGGGGTTAGTTTCAGTTTGATTATTAAGCTGGAAGTGATCCAGCTTTTCTAAGAATATTTATTACGTCTAAACGTTTGTGTCCAGATAAAGCACAAACCTCATGTATAGCACTAGCTACAGGTGTTTGTGTTTCCATTTTATTTTCATAATGGTCAACTACCATTTGGTTTGTCCAAAGCTTAAACATGTCGAAATCCTTTATTGTTGTTGTTAATGTATATATGTTATATAACACTTTCACTAAAGTATCAAGTGTTATATAACTATATACTATTAAAATAATGTATCATGTATCATTGGCATCATTGCCAATAGGAATACAAATGCTACCCAACTAACGGTAAGGCAAACCCAACCGATAGTCCTATTGCGATTGATGCGCCTTGCTTCACGTAGTGTCATGTTGTATACCATCCTGTATCTGTTACCAATGTTTGCTTGCCATCCATCATGCCAAGCTCTGTTTTGTTAGCCCCAACGTTGGGGTTAGTTTTAGCTTCCTTCGCACGTGAGAGCTTTTCTTGTAGCTCTTCACGCCGCTTACGGTCTTTGACCTCTGCTGTCATAGCATCTGCCCAAGCCATAGTAAAACTATTATGTTGCTTATATTTCATCATCATCTCCAAACATATTTGTCCACTCCAAAGGAGTCATGCCTGTCATCAGGAACTCTCTTTGATCTGGTGACAAATCAGGCATTATATCCTGTATTAGACCACCACCTGTTAGCCAAAGATCAATCTTATCTTGACTAACAGGTAATTGCATGGAATTTACTTCTTCAGTAAACATAGATACCATAGTGACGTTAGTCAAGTTTTCTGCCATACGTTCAATTCTCATAACATTTTACCTTTCTTATGTATGTTATATATATTTATACTTTCATAAATTCAAGTATAAATATAAATAACTACATTAAGTAGTTATTAAACCCATTGTGGGTGAATGTTAGCTTGCTCAAGCCACCGCATAGCAGTGTCTATATCTGGCGCACCATGATCCATACAAGCATTGATACTTTTATCCTCAATAGCACGTTCCTCTGCAAGTTGATTATTCAACTCACGTTGTAAGCTGTCTAGCAACTCAGTTGTTGGCACTATGCCTCGTGGCCTAAAGCCATAAACATCTTTGTAAAGATCACTAAAAAAATCATAATCCATTTTGAATCTCCTTTATGTGTGTTATATATATTTATACTTTCACAAATTCAAGTATAAATATAAATAACCACAGTAATGTGTGGTTAATTGGTAACAGCCTAAGCTGCTACCTTGAGTTCTTCTTTTTCAGAGACAGTATCAATCTCCATAAGAGCCTCTGCTATGTCAAGAAGATCGACGTTAGCATATGCAGCGGCCTTGACTATGCTTTGAACGATTTCCTCTTTTGTTGGTGGTGCTGTATTAGCCCCAACGTTGGGGTTAGTTTCAGCGACAGTATCTTCTTGTACTGTCTCTTCGGGTGTGTCTTCATCTGATGATGGAGTGTTTGCTTTAGCAGCTTGTTTCATTGCTCTCTGCAAAGCAGTAAGTGAGGTGAAACCTTTCTTTGAGGTTTGCATGAACTCTCTTGCTTCTTCTTCATTAAGAACGAACCAGAGAGCTTCGGAACGGCGTTGATCTGGAATATCTTTGATATGGCAATCGGCCAATCTGGAAGATTTAATACGCTCACCACCTTCGGCTTTGAGTTCAACCATCAGATTGCCAAGGGCAAGAGTGAAACCAGAGATCGCTTTGACGAAAACAGAAGCACTTTCTTTTGGTGCTTTACGATCAAGTGATCTATTGAAGTTTCTCATATCAACTTTGTTGAAAGTGTCGAACCTTTCCGCTAAGGCTTTGCCTTGATCCTCAAGAGTAGTGATGTTTTGAATTTGGAGGTTTGCCATTTTTTCGTTCCTTTATGTATATTCTATTTATATAAGAGATTATTACTCTCTCACAAAAAGTGAGAGTAATAATATCGTTATAAATATGAATATACTATAGTTGTCAATCCACAAAATTTGCCTCGTGATCCTCTGCCCACGCCGTTTCCCACGCTACTGCAAAAATATATTTCATATATATTTTGAAGTTCGTGCGCTAAACTTGTGAGGCCAACCACTATCCAATCACCATAACTGTGACAAATATATCACTATCAAAGATAGTGTTAGCCCCAACGTTGGGGTTAGTGATTTACATTGGCAGAGCTAATGCGGCTTGTAGGATCACATGATTGACCAATGGTATTGGTAAGAGGGGGTAGGGTTCTGTACAGCTTTGCTGTAAGGGTATCTATCAGCATAGCTGATGTAGTGGATAATATGCATCGGCATCACTACACATCTTCGATGTGAAAATCCCCCCTGTTTTTTCACTACTTGTAGTGGCAACTGATTGCATAACAGTTGTCGTAGACAAGTAACCTGTTGAAACTAAACGTATCTTCGATACGGTGGTGAATGATGCTATCACATTTGCTTTCAACCTGCGTCATGGCCTTGCATTATGGGCGCAATTGCACGTTGAAGGTGGGTGGGCAGGGGCCATGCGCCCCCCTAGCGTTATATATGCATGAACTCCTACACAGATCAGGAAAATGAGGTGTTAACCACATTACACATATAGTGGTTTACAGTATTATGTGATCACAAATATAGTGTTGTATATGTGCAACACAGCAACATTAATAAATATAATGCTATCACAGTACGATTTACTATTGACATAATAATTAGAATGTGTAAAACTAAGTATAATAGTTAGGGTAGGGTCACTATAAGTGATACACGTACAGTAAAACACTTAAATACACACATACATAACTAAAATAACATATATCTATAAATACATATAAGTATACACGTACAGTGATACACTTTAAGTGAAGATACATGTAGCTATATACGTAGATAATCGCTGTTAGGCGAGTATTTTTTGTATATATAAATAAAAAGTATTGACAATGGTAAAGAAATCAGTAAAACTAAGGACAGACAATGTTCTTGAAGAGTTTTATAACCATGTATTAAGTGGTAATCTCGAAGAGTTACATATTCCCCACAGTGATGTATTCTATGTACGTGAAGCAGTGCAGAATCATTATGGTAAACCCTTTACTCTGGAACATGTAGAGTGGGCTATGCGTGAAGAAGGTTGGACTGATGGCAATTCCTGAAAGAGTTAAGACTAAAATGAAGGCAGAAGGTCTGTCTGGTATAAACAAACCTAAACGTACACCTAAACATCCTAAGAAGTCACACTGCGTAATGGCTAAAGAAGGTGACACTTATAAATTTATAAGGTTTGGACAGCAAGGCGTAAGTGGTGCTGGCAAAAACCCTTCAACTGCGAAAGACAAAGCTCGTAAGAAGAGCTATTATGCAAGACACAATGCACAAGACTCTAAGCCTAGTAAGCTCAGTGCTCGTTATTGGTCACACAAAGTTAAATGGTAATGGAGATATACCAATGAGTAAGTTAAAATTTTTAAAACCTAAACCTAAAAAAGAAATAACTGAAGCAGATAAAAAAATTGCTAGAGAAAAAGCAAAGAATGCAGCAGAAGCTAAAATAACACCTAAACGAGGCAACAAAGGTAAAGGTCAACCTATTAGTGAAACAGCTATTAAAGAAGCTAAATCTGCTAATGCACTAGATGCTATGCAAAGACGTATTGATGATTTGCCAAAAGGTGTAATGAAAAAAGCTATGCAAAGAATGTTAGATGCACAGCGTACTAAATTTGAAAGTGGACAGGCTGCTGATGTAGATAGAGCAGCTAGGGCTTCAACACAAGCTAATCGTGATCGTAAGATGAAAGATAAGGTTACATTAGGTCAAAGTTTTGAGGGCTTTAAACGAGATAAAGATTTTGAAAAAGCAGAATATGAATATGATGCTAATAAAGAAAAAGGTATGAATAAAGGTAGCCTTGTACAACCTAAAGAAGGTCAAACTGGTTTAAAGAAATTACCATCAAAGGTACGTAACAAGATGGGTTACATGAATCGTGGTGGTTTAACTAAGTCAGGAAGTACAGACATGCGTAAAGGCGGCATGTTTTATAAGTAAGATAGTTGACAGGTATATTTTCATATGATAGAGTACGGTATATATAAAAGGAATATTATATGCCGTATCTACAAAGTAACATACCACATTTTAAAGCATGGGTAAGAAGAGAATATACAAAGAATCTAGAAGAATATCACGGAGAGTTTCTGCACTGCATGGTAATAGCAGTAACGACAATGCCGAACAGAACTCTGAGCTTCCAAGTTATCTTTACAGGATGCGAGTCAGACGAGTTGGAAGAAGAGCACAACATACACGGAGGTGCAATGTGGGCAAGGATGCCTCTGACAGCCCTTGTAGCTGACACACCGTATGAACAATGGCCTGAAGCCCTGCCACCTTACTTAGCCCAGCCTTGGGATTGTATGTCACACTATCACAGTGTTTACAAACTAGAACGTGCAAGTCCTGCTCCTTGGATAGCTAAAGTAGATGGAGAGTTTTACCCAGCTAAGTACTATTTCACAGTTGACTATACAGATAGTGAAGTAGCAGATGATCCTGCCCAGCATAAACAATCACACGTATTAGAATTGTTAGATGCAGGAGAATACACAGGTAACATGGTTGCGTTACCCAACAACAGAGTGAGAGTAACTCACCCAGCGTGGTTTGAGACAGGACAAGGTGCTCCTGACTTTAGACCTAATCAGAACATATTTCACTCAAAGGAAGATGTAGAGTACATCTGGGATACGCAACGAGTGTTTGACAATTTATATCAGGAGAATTAACAATGGCATCAAAACAAAATACGTCAAAAAAATCAGACTTTAATAAAATGATAAGGCTATTAGGGTTAACTAAATCTGAAGTAGCAGATATGCTAGGACTTAGTAAACGTGATACTGCTGGCGTAAAAAGAAGTATGGCACGAGGTGGTACACTTAAAAAGAAAAAAGGCATGGCTCGTGGAGGAATGAAGAAAAAAACTATGGCTCGTGGTGGGGCTATGGCTATGAAGAAAAAATAAAAAACTATAAGTGGTCAACCCACACTCTGCCAAGCAACGTGGTAACACCACAGGAGGATTTTTAAAATGGCAACAACAACTTTTACAAAAGGTATTGAGGCTTACGAAGATAACGTAACTTTCGGTACAGGAATAACAGGCACAGGTCTGTTACATTCATTCGGCACACGTAAGATACAAACGTTTGTAGGATCACTAGCAGCTACAGATACTGCCTCTGCTTATGCAGATGGAGACTGTCTTGTAGAGTTAGGTACATTAGATACCAATACTCCATCAACTATTGTAACACCTACTAAGTTCTTTATTCATCGTGCATTAGTATTTATTACTACTGTCGCAGGACCGACACTTGTAGGTGGTCTAGCACTTAACCCTACTTCTGGCATTGCTACTAATGCTGCTGTAGTATCATCAGGTACTGAAATTGTAGGTGCAGGAGTGGCATCCTTTAATCCACGTATTTCTGCTACTGACTCAGTAACTGAGATAGACCTTGATTTAGATGCAGCAGGGTATCATGTATTTGACCCACTAGTACAAGCACCTATTGCAAACACGAGTTTGTACGTATTTTCTACTACTACTCTTAACGGTGATGCATCTGCAGGTAGATTTACTGTTGAACTAGAATACTCAGTACATTAAGGGAGGAATGATAAATGTCAACTTCCGTAGGCACATTCCAACCTAATACGTTACAATGGAGTGTACAAACAAAAGTAACGGTAGATAATACTGCAGGTAACACTGCACATTTTACCTGCACTGGCTTTAGAGTTGTACACCTTCACTCTGACCAAGAGTTTCTAATTAACTTTGGTGCTGCAGAGGCAAACTGTGGTGCTAACGATTTAGAACTAGAGGCAGGTAATTACACTCTTGCAATACCTGACGCTGTTGGTAACGCTGTTATAATGAATATATTAGCAGCAACCAGTGATAACGTAACTGTTAAAGTAGTACTCTCATAAAAAAAGTGTAACCCTGATATAATTGCATATCGGGGTTGCATTATTATCTATAGTATGGTATAACTAGATATGTTATAACTATCTCTGGTACAACAAAAAGGAGATAGTACATGTTTACAAAGTTAATAAAATTTATTCAAGAAGGCCAACAACGCAAAGTAGCGTATTGGCAATTGCATAATATGAATGATCACGAATTAAAAGACATAGGAGTAAGTCGCAGTGAAATCTATCAGAAAGTCTACGGTCAATAAAGCTGGTAACTACACTAAACCTACAATGAGAAAAAGCATGTTTAATAGGATTAAAGCAGGTTCTAAAGGTGGGGGTGCAGGTCAATGGTCTGCACGTAAGGCGCAGCTATTGGCCTCTCAATATAAGAAAAAAGGTGGAGGATACACATAATGACTATTCAACGCAAACCGACAATGCCAGCTATGAAAAAAAGAGGTGGTATAGGAAGTATGGGAAGTGGTAAACCTACAGCTAGACCAAAGGCTACAGGAAGAACTGTATATAAATCCAGAACAACTATACCAACAAGACGTGTAGCTAAACCTACACAAACACCCAGACAAAAAGCAATAGCAGGAGCAAAAGCTAGAGGTCAAGCAAAAATAGCAGCAATAAAAAACAGATATAATTCTTTAACACCAGCACAAAAAACAGCAATGAAGCAAAAACAACAGGCAAAAGCACTTTCATTTAAACAAAGGCAAGCTACTAATAAAGCTACACCAACTAAAACAACTGGCACTCTTGGTAATCCTACTTCAACACAAAAAAAAATAAATAATACTAATATGCAAAAAGCTTATCCTGAAGTTAAACAGCTTTCTGCTCCACAAAAACAAATGCCTAGAACAACCTCTTCTGTACCTGATAGATTAAAAAAGATAGTAGGTTCTACAGTAGCTAGACGTAGAAAAGCAATAGCAGTAGCAAAAGCTAGAAGTCAAGCAAAAATAGCAGCAGCAATCGCTAGTAGACCTAGAGGAAGAACACCGTATCAAAATGCTGCGTTAAAACATCTCGCGAGTTTACGTAAAAAAACTGTACGTAGACCTACAGGAAGAACTGTATATAAATCCAGAACAACTATACCAACAAGGCGTAGGAGAAAGTAATGAAAAGATATTTAAAAAGATTGTGGTGTGCGCTTACTAATAGGAAGTGTCACGAAGACTGCAATTGTTGCTGACGTGGCAAAAGCTAAGTCACAACAAAGCCTAACTAACTGGACAAAACAGAAGTGGCGTACTAAAAGTGGGAAACCTAGTGCCAAAACAGGAGAACGTTATCTCCCTGCTGCTGCTATTAAGTCTCTCAGTGCTTCTGAGTATGCAGCTACTTCAAGAGCCAAACGACAAGGCACGAAGACAGGTAAGCAGTTTGTGGCTCAACCTAAAAGTATTGCAAAGAAAACCAAACGATTTAGAGCCGCTAGGGGTGGCATGGTAGGATAAAGTATGGCGCATAGTATTATTGATGACTATAAAATATTTCCAAGACTGATGATGTTAGTAGTTACTATATTAACATATCAATCTGTACATTGGTACATGGCTTTGCCTGATCCTTCTAATGGACAAGCAGGACTTGTATCTGTATGCATGGGTGCATTAACAGGTTGCTTTGGTATTTGGATGAACAAAGAAGCAAAAACTGACAGAGGTGGTGTTAAGTAATGTCATGGTTATGGCATTTTTATTAATGATTATGTTTGAAGGTCAAGAACATAATACACAAAACATGTACTTTAGAGACATAAACCGTTGTAATTATTTTGCTGAACAAATAGAAAAAGGGAATCGCCTACATTATGGTAGGTATACGTATAGGACAAACAGAATAGATGCATACTGTTTACCTAAAATGGTTCCTAAGAATACGGAGTTCTGGGATTAATGTATGTTATAGTACTAGTATTAATACAACTAGGGCAGCACAAAGTAGCCTCAGATCAAGTATTGTATCCAACAATGGATGCATGTGAAATAAGTAGAATATTACTAGCACAAAGACTAGAAGACAGTAAACCAACAAAAGACTCATTTACATTCTCTAAATGCACAATGATCTCTTTTGAAGAAAACAAATCAAAGGTAACATTATGATTACATTACTTGGCAGTTTATTAGGATTTGGTACTTCTTTCTTACCTGAGATATTAAATTACTTTAAGGCAGGGCAAGATCACAAACATAACCTTGAGCGTATGTCGCTTGAGATGGATATGATGGCAAAGCGTAATGAGCTAAAGCTAAACATAATAGATAAGCAAGCAGAGATAAAAGAAACAGAAGGACTGTATAAACATGATAGTATGGATGCAGGAGGTTTTATCAACGCACTACGAGGCAGTGTCCGTCCTGTCATCACTTATGTTTTCTTTGGCCTTTTTGTTGCCATCAAAGTAACAGCACTTATATCTCTTATGGATGCAGGTAATGATCTTGGTAGGTCACTGTCTCTTATATGGGATGATGCTACAAGCGGATTGTTTGCAGCTATAATTAGTTTTTGGTTTGGTGGCAGAGCAGTATCCAAGTATGTAAAGACACCAGTATAAGGAAATAAAATGGGATTTAAACTAAGCGCAAGAAGTATTGGCAAACTAGAAGGTGTAGAGAAAGACCTTGTAAATGTAGTACTAGAAGCTATTAAGTTGACTAAGGTAGACTTTGGTGTTACTTATGGTATGCGTACTTTAGAGGAACAGCAGAAGCTATACGACTCAGGTAGATCACAGACTATGAAAAGTAAACATCTTGACGGTAGGGCTGTAGACCTTGTTGCATACTTTGGTTCAGATATATCTTGGGAGTTAAACGTATACGATGATATATGTGACGCAATGGCTGAAGCAGCTAGACGTAACACTGTTGCTATTAAGTGGGGCGCAGCTTGGTCTGAAGGAGACATAAGAATGTACAGTGGTTCTGCTGAAGATTCTATGAATGCATATATAGACCTACGTAGGTCAGAAGGGCGTAGACCATTTATTGATGCCCCACATTTTGAGATGATGTAAGGAAAATTAAAATGACAAAATCAACAGAAAAACCAAAGAAAAAACCACTGACTCTTAAAGAACGTGCAGCAAAAAGAAAAAAAGAAAAAGCTGCTAGAGAGTATCACAAAGCTAAAAAAAGAAAAACACCAACTACACCTAAAATTAAAAAAGACCCTGATACTCCTATTTTTGCAACTCGTCTTGAACGTCAAATATCAACCCCTGGAAGAATTCAAGTGGGTTCAAAATTAGGCATTGGTAATCCTGGTATGGGTGGTACAAAAGTTGGATATGCCCGAACAGGATTATATGATGGTGCAGATACACAAATAAATTTAGATAAAGGTAAGTCTAAAGGTAAAAATTACGCACAGTTTGGTACAAAATCTATTAAGGATAACCGAAAAAAAGGTTTAGTTAAATAATGGCTAGAGAATTAACAGAACGTCAACAAAAGTTTCTTGATGTCCTTATGGATGAAGCTGGTGGTAATATTACTACAGCTAAAAAACTTGCAGGGTACTCACCTAATACACCTAACCGTGAGATTACTAGCAGTTTAAAAGAAGAGATAATTGACGTAACACACAACTACTTAGCACGTAATGTGCCAAAGGCAGCTATGGCTATGGTCAGTGCTTTAAACGATCCTACTGAGTTAGGTATACGTGATAAGATGGCAGCAGCTAAAGAACTACTAGATCGTACAGGTCTTGTAAAAACAGAGAAGATGCAAGTAGAAGCAAAAGGTGGTGTTATGTTAATGCCAGCTAAACAAGCACAGGACGATGATGACTAAATCTGTAGGTCAATGGAAACTCCCTCAACCAACCGACATTAAAGAAGACAACGAGTGGGTTCCTATACCACGTATATCAAGAACAATACCATATGGCTATGAGCTAGACCCTAATGATAATTTTATTCTCTTGCCTATAGATATAGAACTTGATATGCTTGAGAAAGCAAAGAAGTATTTAAAACAGTACTCATATCGTGAAGTATCTAACTGGCTAACAACAAACACAGGCAGAGAAATATCTCACGTAGGATTAAAGAAACGGTTGGATAATGAGCGAAGACGCAAAAACAAAGCTGGAAGCCTACGCAAATGGGCAGACTATGCGAAAAAGGCAGTCGCCAAAGCGGAAGAAATCGAACGCACCAGACTCGGTGCAAAAGAAAACAACAACACGCAAGAAGACGCAGCCTAATACAGAGCCTACTATTACGTACACTGCACCAGTTGAAGAACAACATAACATTATCTTCAAACCGAATGCTGGCCCCCAGACAGACTTTCTAGCTGCAGGTGAACGTGAGGTACTATTTGGAGGCAGTGCAGGTGGTGGAAAGAGCTACGCTATGCTTGCTGACCCACTACGCTTTATGGGCCATCCAGCCTTCTCAGGATTGCTCCTACGGCATACTACGGAAGAACTAAGGGAACTTATCTTTAAGTCACAGGAAATGTACCCTAAGATATGGCCTGGAATTAAATGGTCAGAACGTAAGATGCAGTGGACTGCGCCCTCTGGTGCGAGGTTGTGGATGTCCTACCTAGACAGGGAAGATGATGTCCTGCGCTACCAAGGTCTAGCGTTTAGTTGGATAGGCTTTGACGAGTTAACTCAATGGCCCACACCCTTTGCGTGGAACTATATGAGATCACGTCTACGGTCCACTGCACCCGACTTGCCTGTGTATATGAGAGCTACTACTAACCCAGGAGGTAGAGGTCATCATTGGGTTAAAAAAATGTTTATTGACCCTGCTGCATACGGAGTAGCTTTTGAGGCAACAGATATTGAAACAAGTGAAGTACTACGTTACCCTGCTGGACACGCCAAAGCTGGCAAACATTTATTCAAACGTAGGTTTATACCTGCCCGTCTTTCCGACAATCCTTACCTAGCAGAACAAGGTGACTATGAAGCAATGCTTCTGTCATTACCAGAGCAACAAAGAAGACAGTTACTAGACGGTGATTGGGATATTAAAGAAGGTGCTGCCTTTACTGAGTTTGATAGAAAAGTACATGTAGTAGAACCATATGACATACCTAGCAACTGGGTAAAGTTTAGAGCATGTGACTATGGATACGGAAGTAAGTCTGGTGTAATTTGGTTTGCTGTATCTCCTGATGAAAAGTTAATTGTGTACAGAGAACTATATGTAAGTAAAGTTTTAGCCACAGACTTAGCTGACATGGTATTAGAGTTAGAGGCTGGTGATGGAAACATTAAGTACGGAGTTCTGGACTCTAGTTTGTGGCATAAACGTGGGGATACTGGTCCTAGTCTTGCAGAACAAATGATTATGAGGGGATGTAGGTGGCGTCCATCTGATAGGTCAAGAGGATCAAGAGTATCAGGAAAGAATGAAGTACACAGGCGTTTACAGATAGATGAGTTTACAGAAGAACCTAGATTAGTATTTTTTGAAAACTGTACAAATCTAATTTCTCAACTACCTGCACTACCAATAGATAAAAGAAATCCAGAGGATATAGACACTACATCAGAAGATCACTTGTACGATGCTTTACGATATGGTATCATGTCAAGACCAAGATTTAGCATATTTGATTATGATCCTATGGGTCCACCTAAAAGAAGTATGCAGGTTGCAGACTCAACGTTTGGTTATTAAGGAAAAATAAATGGCAGAAGATAACGAAGGTTTTATTGAAGATGATTCTATTGTTTTAGAAGACAGTGATAACTCTGACGTAGAAGACGTAAACACATTAAAAATTATTCCATTTGTTATGGATAGGTACAAACGTGCAGAAGATCACAGACAACAAGATGAACACAGATGGTTACGTTCTTACAGAAACTATCGTGGTTTGTATGGTCCTGATGTACAGTTTACAGAAGCTGAGAAGTCAAGAGTATTTATTAAAGTAACTAAAACAAAAACACTTGCAGCTTATGGACAGATTGTTGACGTACTATTTGCTAGTCAAAAGTTTCCATTAACAGTAGACCCAACAGAATTACCTGACGGTGTAGTTGCAGATGTACACTTTGATCCTAAAGAACCAGAGCAACTAAAAGACTCTGATATGGACAAAGAAGTAAATCCGTATGGCTTTAAAGGTGATGGTAAAGAATTACCTAAAGGTGCTACAGCAGCAACACTAGCAGATAGCCTTGGCCCACTATCAGAAAAGTTAAGTGGTATAGATAATCTACGTCAAGGTGTAGGTAAGACACCTACTGCAATTACATTTAGTCCAGCTATGGTAGCTGCTAAGACAATGCAAAAGAAAATACATGATCAACTAGAAGAGTCTAGTGCAAGTAAACATTTACGTAGTACAGCGTTTGAGATGGCATTGTTTGGTACAGGTGTAATGAAAGGTCCGTTTGCTGTAGACAAAGAGTATCCTAATTGGGGAGAAGACGGTGAGTATAACCCTGTTATAAAAACTATACCGCAAGTATCTCATGTATCTGTATGGAACTTTTATCCTGATCCAGATGCAACTAATATGGATGAAGCTCAGTTTGTTATTGAGAGACATAAGATGTCACGTACACAGTTACGTGGATTAAAACGTAGACCATACTTTCGTCCTACTGTAATTGAAGAAGCTGTACAGTTAGGTGAGAACTATAATAAAGAGTATTGGGAAGATGACCTAGCTGAC